GCGGCTTCGGCCGCCCCGGCCACCCATGAAAATCCGGATGATCGCGACCATCGACGAGCGCTACGTGGCCGGCCAGGAACTCGATGTATCCGAACCGACGGCGGCGCGCTGGATCGAGCGCGGATATGCCGTCCCTGTCCGCGCGCAGGCGGTCGAGACGACGGCCGCGCTAGCCGCGCCTGAGATTGCGATGAAGCGTGTCTCGCGCCGGAAGCGCAAAGGAAAGCGCAATGTGGAACGCTCTTGAGCGGATTTCCGCGCCGGCTGTCGAGGTTGTCACGACAGCCGAGGCGAAGGCGCAGTGCCGGATCGATCATTCCGACGACGACGCTCTGATCGGACGGCTGATCAAGGTCGCGCGGGAGAAGATCGAGGGGCCGGACGGAATAGGTCTCTGCTTTGTTTCTCAAGGCTGGCGGCTGTCGCTTGAGCGGTTCCCGCGGCAGATCCGGATCCAGATGGGGCCGGTCCTCTCGATCGACAGCATCTCCTATGTCGACGAGGCGGGCAAGGCACAGACGCTCGACCCGGAGCTATATCAGTGGCGCAGGGAGCGCTTTGGCGCGTGGATCGCGCCGGCCTATGAGCAGACATGGCCGACGGCGCGCTGCGTCTACGGCTCGGTCCAGATCGATTTCACGGCAGGGTTTCCGGGTACGAACGATAGCCCTGTGAACCTTTCCAGCGTGCCCGAGACGCTGAAGCATGCGATGCTTCTCCTCGTCGGCCACTATTACGAAAACCGCGAGGCTGTGCTCGCAGGCGAAATGCCGGCCATGCCGCTCGGCTTCGAAAACATCATTAACCAGTACCTTGTCGGCCGCATCGCCTGACTGGTTTCCGGACTGGAGCGGCGAGACGGTCGTAATCGTTGCCTCCGGCCCCAGCGCCAAGGATGTGCCGCTCGATCTCGCGCGAGGTCGGGCCAAGATAATCGCGATCAACGAATCCTGGCGCCTCGCGCCATGGGCCGATGCTCTTTACGCAGCAGATAGCCAGTGGTGGGAGAAGAGCAGGGGCGTTCCAGAATTCAGGGGCCTCCGGGTCACGCAGGGCGATGCCACGCCGCGGAAATATCCGCGCATCCGTTCAATCTCGCTTGTCCGGACAGGAAAGATCGTTCGCAGCCCCAAGGGATTTCTCGGTGCCGGTTCCGACAGTGATGGGCATCACGCGAATTCAGGATTTCAGGCGCTCAACCTCGCCGTTCAGTTTGGAACCAAGAGGATTGTGCTCGTCGGTTACGACATGCGGATCGACCTCGGTTTCCACTGGCACGGTCGTCATCCGGACGGAATGAACAACCCGCGCGCCGCGGGGATAGCGGTCTGGCGCAAGGTGCTCGACCGCAATGCGACACGCCTTTCCCTGATGGGCGTCGAAGTCTTGAACGCGAGCCCGGTATCGGCGCTCACGGCCTACCGAAAAGTGACGCTGGATGAAGCGCTTTCCGAGAACACGGTCGGGGCGGCTTGCCTTCCACGACATAGTGGGTGAGGGGCAGACCACGGCGAAGGGCACGGTTCCGGTCGAGGTGCCGCGGCTCTGGCGGGAGATCAGGGAAGACCTTCCTCATCGCGAATTCGTCGGCATCGACTCCACGATGGGGATCGGAGTCGTCTGGCCGTGAGGCATGCGATTGTCGTCGCGCGCCAGGCGGCCGAACATCAGACAGGATGGGGAACTGCCTTCGCGCGCGGGCTGCGCAAGCACGGCTGGGTCGCTGACATCAGCGAGAATCCCGGTAAGTGCGATCTGCTCGTGCTCTGGGGCACCCGCCGGCAGGAGGCCATCCAGACGCAGAAACGCCGCGGCGGCCGCGTCTGCATCCTCGAACGCGGTTATGTCGGGGATCGGTTCCATTGGACGTCGGTTTCGTTTGGCGGCGGCTTGAACGGCCGCGGTGAATTCCGTGGCCCTCTCGACGATCCATCCAGATGGGAGAAGCATTTCTCGCATCTTATGAAGCCGTGGCGCGGCGTGCGAGGTGGGCCAGCCGTCATCCTCGGTCAGGTGCCGACGGATATGTCGGTCCGGGGCGTAAATCTCAAGGCGCATTACACGGCATGGGCTGGCGCTCTAAAGAGTCAAGGTTTCGATGCCGTGTTCCGGCCCCATCCGAACGCGCCCGGCGAACGGATCGAGGGAGTAACGAACCTCCCGGATGATCAGCCGATCGAGGACGCGCTGAACAGCGTCTGCATGGCGCTGACGTGGAATTCAAACAGCGCGGTCGACGCCGTGCTGGCAGGTGTCCCGACGGTCGCCATGGACAAGGGTTCGATGGCCTGGCCGGTCACGGGGCATGCGGTGGAATTTCCGCCGATGCCTTCCCGAGAAAGCTGGGCGCACAATCTTGCATGGAAGCAATGGACTGCAGACGAGATGGCGTCCGGGGCGTGCTGGGAGGCGGTCGGATGCCCTGGGTGAGATTCACCGAGGACTTCTGGTTCCGACCGCGCCCCAGCGTGAAGATCCGATACCGCGCGAACCATACCTACAGCGTCGTGACGAAATGCGCGCAGGAAGCAGTTGCGGCGAAGAAGGCCAAGCGGACATCGCGGCCGGGTCAGAAGGAACAGCCTGAATGACAGCCGGCCAGCTTCGCGAGCGTCTCCATTTCCAGACGCGGGTCGAGCATGACGATGGCTATGGGAACACGGTCGCAGAGTGGGCGACACAGTTCACCGTCGCGGCACGGCTGAAGCCGGAAGGCCGCGGTGAGCAGGTTCTCGCCGCCAGATTGTCGGGTGTGCAGACCTATCGCTGCACGGTCCGGAAATCATCCGAGACGGTTCAGATCACGGAGGCGTGGCGCGCGGTCGACGCGCGCAATGCCGACCGCATCTTCGCCGTGAAATCGCCGCCGGCGGATTTCAGCGAGAAGGGGGCATCTCTCGACATGCTGGTCCAATCGGGCGTGGCGGCCTGATGGCGTCTCGCGTCCAGCGCATCGTCAACTTGCGCAAGAAGCTCGCACGCATGCCGGAGGCCATCAAGACTGAGATGCGCCTGGCGATGGAGCAGGGCGCTGACGAGATCGTCGCGCTCGCGAAGAACCTTGTGCCGTTCGCCGATGGCAAGCTTCGCGACAGCATCGGATGGACATGGGGTGATCCGCCGAAGGGTTCGATCGTGCTTGGGAGTGTCAAACGCTCGGCCGGCCAGAGGGCTCGTCAGGACGCCGGGCTTCTGATCACGATCTGTGCCGGTAACGACGAGGCCTATTACGCGCGCTGGGTCGAATTCGGTACGGCGCAGCACAGAAACGGCGGCATGTTCGCCGGGACGACGCACCCGGGAACGAATGCGCAGCCGTTCTTCTATCCGGCTTTCCGGGCCTTGCGTCGGCGCGTCAAGAGCCGCGTGACGCGCCACACCAACAAGGCAATCAAGAAGGTGGCGGCCGGTGGCTGACGGAAGTCTGGAGCTTCAGGGCGCCGTGGTTGCCCGGCTGAAGGCCTATCCGGCCGTCGCGGCGCTCGTCGGACTCCGGGTCTACGACCACATCCCGGATAATCCGGCGTTTCCGTATATCTCGATCGGCCCGGTGACCGAGGTCGACGATTCCGCCGATTGCATCATCGGATCGGAAGTCACGTTTCAGATCGATGCATGGTCGCGCGAGCCCGGATTCGTTCAGGCCCGCCGCATTGCGAACGCCGTGCGCGCCGCGCTGCACGGACAGGAGTTCAACCTCCCGACAAATGCGCTGGCAAGTTTCGAGTTCACCTATCGCCGGGACTTCCGGGATCCGGACGGCCTGACCTCTCACTCGGTCATCGTCTTTACCGCCTCCATTGAGGCGTCTCTTTCAACTTAACAGGAGCTTTCAATGGCAGCGCCCATAACTGCGCGGTTTGGAAAATTCCGCGTGCTTCTTTCCGACAGTGGATCTCCCGCCGTCTTTGCCGCGCCGTGCGGCTTCACCTCGAAATCGCTCACGCTTTCGAAGAACCTCTCCGAAGTGTCGCTGCCGGATTGCTCAGACGCGGATGCGCCGATCTGGCTCGGCCGAGACGTCGAGAGCAATACGGGGTCGATCTCCGGCGAGGGCGTTCTCGCGGCCTCGGCTGTTCCAGCATGGCTCGCCGCCTATGAAAGCACCGAGAGCATCGAAGTGCAGATCGAGATCGAGTTCTCGACTGGCGAGCTTGTCTATCAGGGCTTCATGCATCTCTCCACGCTTACGCTCGGCGCCGAGCAGGGCGGCCGCGTGACCATCTCGGTCGAGATGCAGTCCGACGGCGAGCTGACGGGCACCTGGACGCCGGTTTGATGGCACGCGACGCGTCTCTCACGCAGGATTTCGGAGACGGCACCTTCACGTTCCGTCTCGGATGGGGCGAACTCGCCAAGCTTCAGGAAGCGGTCGACGCCGGCCCCTACGTCGTGCTTCAGCGTGTCGGCGACGGCACATGGAAGCTGCAGGACATATCGAACATCATCCGCCTCGGCCTGATCGGCGGCGGGATGGAGCCGACTGAGGCTCTCAAGAAGGTCCGCGCCTATGTCGAGGATCGGCCGCCACTTGAAAGTCTGATGCTGGCCCAGGCCATCATGGCCGCGGCACTTATCGGCGCGCCCGAGGAGAACGACTCCCTGGGAAAAGACGAAGCGGCAAATCTGACGAGCGAATAGACGATCTGCCGAACGGCAAGATCAGATTTGCCGCCTTGTATGGGTGCGGTGCGGCGATGGGCTTCACGCCGCAACAGGTCAACGACATGTCGGTGTTTCAGTGGATGGCCGTCTGCGACGGCTATGCGCGGGCGAACGCGGTCGACGACGGGTCTCTGTCGAAATCGGAGCAGGACGACCTCTGGTCGTGGATGCAGTCGAAGGAGAAGTGAGTGGCCACGGACCTTGAGCGACTTGTCGTCTCGCTTGAGGCGAACATCAGATCCTATGAAAGGTCGATGAACCGCGCGCTCGGTATCACGAACCAGCGCGCCAAGCAGATCGAAAGCCGGTTCGCCGGCATGAACCGTTCGATCAATTCGCAGTTCGCCCGGATCGGGGGAGCTTTTGCCGGCGCGGTTTCTCTCCGCGGCGCGCAGCAGTTGATCGACGCCTCGACGCGCATCGACAATGCGCTGAAGGTGGCGGGCCTTTCCGGCGACGAGCTCACGCGTGTCTATGACCGGCTGTTCGCCAGCGCGCAAAAGAATGCCGCGCCGCTCGAAAGCCTTGTCACGCTGTATGGCCGTGCGGCCATCGTGCAGAAGGAGCTCGGCGTTTCGACCGAGGAGCTCCTAGGCTTCACGAACAATGTCGCGCTGGCATTGCGTGTCGCCGGAACCGATGCTGCGTCTGCGTCTGGCGCGCTGCTCCAGCTTTCTCAGGCGCTCGGCTCCGGCGTGGTTCGTGCTGAAGAATTCAATTCGATCCTCGAAGGCGCCCTGCCGATCGCGCAGGCGGCCGCCCGTGGGCTGGAGGAGGCGGGCGGTTCGGTCGCGAAGCTGCGCGCCCTTGTCGTCGATGGGAAGGTCTCGTCAGAAGCGTTCTTCCGGGCGTTTGAAGCTGGTGCTTCGACCTTGGAAGATCAGGTTGCCGGATCGCAGATCACCGTCGCTCAGGGTTTCGTTCGTATCTACAATGCGGCGATTGATGCGGCCGGAAAGATAAACGAAGGTGCACAGGCTGGCGACCGGCTAACCAAGTCCCTGAATGAACTTGCCGACGCGATCAAAGGCGCTGATTTCTCCACTTTCATAGGCGGTATCGTCGATACCATAACCTATGCCAAAGAGTTGGCTGGGTGGCTCAATTCGATCAACGAGGGCGTGCAGTCCTGGGGCAACTGGATCGGAAGTTTCGGCCGGGTCGGCGGCGGCCTGATTCAGCAGACGGAGCCGTTCGTCCCTTCTCGTGGTGGACCTTCGTCTCGTGGTGGGCCGCGCGGCACCTCGTCTGCATCTTCCGTCCAGACCGTTTCGCTTGGTGATTTCGCTCCGCCTGCTGGTTCTGGGAAGAAGAAGCGCGAAGACGCATGGCAGCGTGAGACGCGCCAGATACAGGAGCAGACTGCCGCTCTTCAACTCGAGCTGACGCTGATCGGCCAGACCGAGCAGGCGCGCGACAAGGCACGCGCGGCGCTCGAACTGGAAAACGCCGCCCGCCGCGCCGGTATCGAGCTGACACCCCAGCACAAGGCGCAGATCGAGGAGCTGTCGACGGCCTATGCCGCGCAGGCCGAAGCTGTTCGCCGGGTGCAGGAGAACCAGGAGCGCGCCGAGCAGGCGGCGCAGGCCTTCTACGACACGTTCACCGACAGCATCAAAGGGGCGATCACGGGCGCGAACAGCTTCTCGGATGCGTTGTCGAATATCCTCAATAAGCTGGCGGATCTGGCGCTCGACAGCGCGTTCAGGATGCTGTTCTCGCCGACGACAAGCACGGGAGGCGGCCTCTTCGGAGGCATTTTTTCGGGGATAGGGAGCCTCTTCGGGTTCTCTTCCGGCACGCCGAACACAGGCGGTAATCGCGGCCAGGTGCGCGGTGTCGTCCACGGACAGGAAGCCGTCATTCCGTTGCCGCAGGGCGGCAAGGTTCCGGTCGTCGTGCGCGGCCAGAACGGCGGTGCGGCCCCGTCTGGGCCGATCGAACTCGACATCAATGTCGGCGTCGACAACAACGGCAATCTGCAGGCGTATGTGCAGCGCACCTCGATCGAGAGCGCGACCGTCGTCGTTCGCCAGAACAACAAATCGACCTCGGGCCGTGTCGCGCAGGATCGGAGAAGGTTCGGCTGATGCAGCTTGTCTGGCCGGGCGCCCTGAAACCCGTCAACGTGACGTGGCATCTGGAGCAACAATCCCGATCCGGCGGGGCGTCGATCACGGGATCGGAGCAGATCGTTTCATCGGGTGCGGGCCGCTGGCGGGCTTCTGTCGATGTCGTCGCGCGCCGGCACGAAAGACGTGGCCCGAACCGTCCCAGCCATCCGAACGCGGAGCGGGAAGAGTCCGTGCTCGCGCTTCGCGGTTTTGTCGCGGCCATGGAGGGCCGGGTCGGCGAAGTCGTTCTGCCGACTTTCGACGGCTACCGTCCGCGAGACGATCAGGGCCAAATGCTCAGCGGATGCCATCAGGCATCTCTCGACGGCCTGTTCTTCTTCGAGCATTGGGGCTTTGGGCAGGACGAGTTCACCCATGCGACGTTGGCGGCTAACGCCTCGCTCGGCGCGACCCAGATCACGGTGAACGTGCTGGACGGGCAGGGGCCACGGCCGGGTCATTACTTCGGCATAGGCGAGCGGCTCTACATCGCGCAACAGACTTGGCAGGACGATCCGGATGGGGTGACCTTCATCCGGTTCGCGCCCCGGCTGCGTGCGGCCGCAACTTCAGGAACCCGCGTCATCCTCGACAAGCCAGTCTGCCGGATGCGCCTGGCATCTGACGATACCGGCGAACTCGTCATGCAGATGGGGCGCTGGGGACAGACGACCATCGAATTCGTGGAGGTATGGTGATGTATGTCCCAGTAGCCTTCCATGAGTTTGTGCGATTGGTTCTGAAGGCGCTAGGTCGTCTCTGATCCATGGCCTTCTTCAACGCCACAGCGGCCGCGGCAGCAGCGGGCCGGACGGTTCGTGCTGCGCTGCTGGTGCATTTCGATTTCGTCGATACGCCGA